TTAGTTTGTTGTTAACGGATCTTTTCTGTTAAAGTACTTATTGTACTCAATGATATTCCTACTGGTGCTAACTTTTGCGTAAACTGTAGTGGTGTTAATACTCTCATGCCCCATTAAGTCCTGTAGTACTCTGCTGTCCATTCCCCTATCATACAAATGAGAACCGAAAGAGTGTCTAAATACGTGGGGGGTTACACCTTGTAATTCGGCTTCTTTAGCATAATAAGACACTATTTCGTTTAGTCTTCTTGTGGACATATGGTTGTTCTGATTTTTCCTAGAAGGAAATACCCATGTGCTGTTATGTGTGTCACAATATCTTTTTAGAAGACTTAATGCATATCCATTCAGAGGAATCAATCTGTCCTTTTTACCCTTTCCTGTTATATGTAGTAATCCCTTTGACCAATCTACATCCGATTTTTTTATGTTAATTAATTCTGACCTTCTTAATCCTGCACCGTATAGGGTTTCAATAATTGCTTTGTCTCTGATTGTTTCGGTTATATTACTTATCTTGTTAATAGATTCTTCAGATATCGGGCGTGGGAGTTTCCTCTCAATCTTTCCACTTTCAATAAGAATAGTAGGATTATCTTTAACGTACCCATCCCTAACAAGGAATTTAAAATACAGTTTAATAGAGGCAATCTTCCTGTTTACTGTCGTAACAGATAGCCCACTTTTCCTCATCTTCGTTATGAATTTTTCTATGTCGCCCATGTTTACGTTTCTGATATCTTTTTTAACCATATCCATGAGCTGTGTAATGTCTGTTAGATACCCAGATATGGTGTTCTCAGACATAGCACGTTCATTTCTCATATAATTCGTGAATTTCTCAACCATTCGCCCACCTCATTTCCTAAAATTTAACACTTTTCGACACGATCATTGTAAGCCCACTTGTGAAAAAGGTCAACGTGGAAATATATGTAAAGCATAAAATTTCCAATTTAACTTTTCAGAAAGTTCGACGGTATAAGAAAGTAGAGGCCGTTACGATGTTTCGAAGCTTGCCTACAATATAGTACTGAAAGGTGGTGGGGTACTTGCCTAAAAAGAAGTTTGCAAAAGAATTGTACATTGAAATCAGTCAGGATATGTATGATTTTTTCAAGGCACATCCAGAAGATTTTCAAAATATATCAGACTCAATCAATGAGAAAATGATTGATTACGATACCAGAGCATTTGACTGGAAACAGAAAGCTGCGTCAAGATGGCGTGATGTAGAGAAGTTACGGGCGGAAAACAAAAAATTAAGAGAATTAACAGGTCAAGGCATTCTATCCCATAGAATAAACAGTGTGTATATTCCTAAAGTAGTACTATATGCTCCAAACTTTAAGGATATGTCTTCTGGTGCTTGCATATTGTATGGCTTAATGCTCGATTTGCGTCTGTCGTCAATTTTAAAAGGATACATTGACAATAACAATGTATTATTCATCTCTGAGAATGATTTGATACAAATGTACAACGAAATAGGTATCAGTGACTTTAACTATTACGAGGCTCTTGAGGAATTAGAAAGTAATGGTTTGGCTTACGTCGATCAATTAGATACTTGTGAGTTCAGGTCAGTGTATGTAAGAGTATTCAGTACTGAGGAAGAGGATTTTATTATGTCCAGAGTATGCGCAAGTACTGGAGCCAAGTGGATTAGTGATACCTCTGTAAGATGATGCCGCAAGATATTCTCTTGCGGTATTAGTGTTCGCTTTTTTAGGAAAGGGAGATGTTTTTGTGGTCATTATCAGTGATTATGAACTTAGATCCAATAGAATACTAAGTCCTGAAGCCGTAGATCTGTTTTATAAGATCAATCATATTGTTATTGGAAATAATGTGGAGTACTCTCTGGAGATTACTTTAGACCAGATTGTTAAAATGCTTGGGTGTTCCAGAAGTATAGCACTAAAGTATAAAAATGAGCTTGTTGATAATGGGTTCATGGAACAGAACAGGCTTATACCGAATAGGTGTATCTATACGCTTAAAGTGTTTTCGTATGATATCCTTGCAGGCACTATTTTAAAAAATACATGTAATAGTGATTTGGTATACATGTTGGCAGAAGAATCTAAAGAACAGTTCCCTGAGCTTTTTTGGCTTGTTTCTTATATGCGCTCTGAAGAAACAGGGTACTCTGAAGATAGCCATGAAGAACAAAGTGTTCCAGTGTTGGTGGGGGCAATGTCCAACGCAGAATCTCAAGGAAAGATTAGATTACCAAAACCAGTTCGCAATACTGGGCATGTTGCTCAAACAACACATGAAGATAACCCAAAGGTTAGGCTTACACGCCACCCATTCGTTGACTTTAAGAAACCAGTAGACAAGTGGACATCTAAAGACTTTGTGGACTACTACGACACAAACTACAACCAGAAATATGGTGGTCACGCACCTAAGTCAAAGATTGCTTTGCCTACCATGGCCCGTGAATACAACCGTATAGGCAAAGAAGCATTGAAGGAACAGATTAGGGTGTTCTTTATGCTGTGTGAATCAAACCGCTATGCTCCTACATGGGAGACGTTTGCAAGTGCTAACGTACAGCAGAAGCTTGACCATTACCGAAAGACTGGCGAAGTTGTTGGATTTGGCGGGAAGATTCAAGATAAGAACTTAACAGAGATACGTGCTGAGAAGAAGAAAGAAGAAAACGATGGTTCTTACGACGAAGTAAACTCAATTGGAGATATGCTGTTCATGTATGAGTTTAACGGCAAGGAGATTTTTGAAGATCCTGCCATTGGAGAAGACTACAGGAGAATATTAGACCTTGCTACTGAAAAAGGACTTGAGTTACACAAACGATATGGCAGGAAAACAGATTTATTAATCAGGGTACTCACTGAAATGGGAAGGATGTCATCAGATGAAAAAACTATATGATTTTTGTGACGAATGTGTTTTGAAATTTACATGCAGACATTTAACAGGTGAGATTGATAACTCTAAAATGTTACAGAACTTTTGTATGCCATACCGTATGGCTAACCATAATTTTGACCTTGCTGGCGTACCAGCACGTTTTAGGTTTGCGAATGTAAATGACTACAGAGACAACCAAGAGCTTCTACGGTGCCTAAGATCCATACTCAAGGCACTCAAGGAAGGACGGAATGTTTCTGTTTTTTGCCATAGTAGAGAAACAGGTACAGGTAAAAGCCACTACGCAGCCACAATTCTCAATACGTATCTGATAGACAAGCTGAGGGAGGTTGCCGGTAATAAGGGGGATATTTTTCCTGAGGAACCTTTTGGGTTTTTTATTGACTATGCATATTTGATTAATATGCTCAGGGATAGGTATAAGGACGACTATACCCCAGAAGCTATAAATTTTGCGCTTGAAGCTAACCTGTTGGTTCTTGATGACGTTGGGTCTGGTAAAATGTCAGACTATGCAAGGGAACAGACCAACATACTCATTAACCATAGATACAGTAATAATTTTACAACAGTAATAACGTCGAACCTATCACTTGAAGAGCTTGAACGTGAGGACATGCTCGGAAAACGTGCTGTATCAAGAATTAGAGATGACGCTATTGTACTTGACTTCAACTTTAAAGATAGAAGAGACGTTAGAGCATCGAGAAAAGTGGGCGGGGGGAACTGATTAATGATATACGAACTATATTATATAAACCATTGGATAAACTCAGGAAATCCATCATTCATGGTACAGAATAAGTTACTACCGGAATGGTTAAATCCTGAATCTGCAAAGTTATTTGACTTTGTACGTGATTACTGTAACAAATACGGTAAACCACCAACACACAGGCTCATGAAGGAGAACTTTGATCAGTATGTGGAATTTGAAAGTGCTGATCTCGATCCACCGAAAGCTATTATTGAATCCATTAAGGGTACTTATGTTGATTCAAAAATAACTCCGATTCTTACCAAAATGGTTGAGTCATCCCGAGAGCCTCTCTCATTTGTAGACGCAGTAAGACATGCGATATCAGACATGCAGGATGTTGTTTCAAGGGTGTCTTCAGGAACGGATTTATACTCATGGGTAAAATCGTCACTTGACAGATATGATCAGTACATGCAGACACATGGAAATGATGGTGTCAGGGGATATCCGACTGGACTTGGAACCATTGACGAGATAATTGGTGGGATAATGGGCGACGATTTACTGCTCGTAACGGCAAGGATGGGTGAGGGGAAATCCCTTGTAGGAGACTACATCGGGTATAATGTATGGAATCATCTTGTTAAGAACAATATAAAAAACCCAATACTATGTATAAACACAGAAATGACTGTGAAGCAAGTAGCTTACAGGCTTGACACATTAAAATTCCACATATCCAACAATGCTCTGCGTTTTGGTAAGGTCGCAGACACAGATGCTTATAAGGAGTATCTAGAAAGGCTAAGCACGTTTGATACAGATTACTATATCGTAACACAAGATTTGTTCGGTCGTAATATTACTCCAATAGACATAGCTTCAATGATTGAAGAAAAATCCCCAGCAGTTGTCATTATTGACCAACTATATGATATAAACGATGGAACTGGAGAGAAAGACATACGAAAAAGGATAGTTAATGTTTCAAATGCTCTGAGACGAATCAACCTGGAATATGGTGTTCCTTTTGTCGTAATGGCTCAGGCAGGAAGAGAATCTGCCAAAGCAGTTAAGAAAGACCCAAACGCAACCCCTGAATTGAATCAGATCCAAGAATCGGATAATCCAGCACAGAAGGCAACCAAGGTTCTTGCTCTGAGATTGTCAAATGACATCATGACAATGGCTTTGAAGAAGAACAGGGATGGGCAAAAGGGAGATAATGTATTTTTTAAGGTTGATATCGATAAGGGCCTGTGGATGGAGATGCAAGAGGCAACTGTAAATTTTTAACATCAAATTCCATAAATTAGATCAGTTGACGTAGAAAAATTATGGGCGTAAAATGAAAATACGACGCGATAAACGAACACACGTCCCCTATAGAGAACAGATTGGAAGAAGGTTGGATACAGGTTGACGGTATTAAATGAATCTGAACTTTTGTATATGATAGAAACACTAAGGGATGAATGGGAAAATAGTGAAAAATACAGAGAAAACCCTACAGCCTTCCATGACATTGAAAGGGTAGGAAACAGTTATATGTTCTGTTGCCCAGTTCACAATGAATCAAGGCATTCCTGCGGAATCATGATAGATTATCCTCATGGGTGGAACTGCTTCAGTTGTGACGCACATGGCGCACTTAACTCTTTGATAACACATGTAATCGGAGGAAGTGACGCACACGCAGAATACTTTTTAGATAAGCTGTTCTACATTGATTCTGGTGTGCAGAAGCCGTTTGAAATAAATAAAGTTCTGCACAAGATTCTCAGCATTAAGGAAGGCAAGCCACAACACAGTCATTTGTCAGAGGAGGAGGGGTTGGCGTATGCAGGAATAATTCATCCATATATGTACCAACGAGGTTTTACAAACAAGGCAATTTACAAATACGAGCTTGGGTATGACAAAAACACAAATAGTATTGTTTTTCCGGTAAGAGACATTGAAGGAAATATAAGATTCCTTCAAAGAAGAAGTGTAATTGGTAAGAGTTTTTTAAATGAGAGGGGGGTAGACAGAAAAGATATATTATACGGACTCTACTACATTATTAAGTCAGGCGTAAGACTTAAGGAGGTGACAATAGTAGAAAGTGCTACAGATGTGATTTCTTGCTTCTTGAATGGTATGGCTGCGGTAGCGCTAATGGGCAGGTACTTGTATGACGAAATGATTCCATTGCTTCTAAGGCTAAGGTTGAGAAACATTAACTTGTTTTTAGATAACGACAAGGCGGGGTTTGAAGCAACAGAGACAATAGCTAAAAAGTTATGCAGGTATGGTTTTAACGTAAAGATATGCACTTGGGGGGCTGACTACAAGGACGCAAATGAGGTACATCTGGCAAGAGCGATGAATTCAATCAGCTTTGAGCCGGTGAGTGTTAAAAGGAGCTGGGTAGATGAACAAGTTAGATAAGTATTTAGTTGAACATGAAACTGAAGAATTTTTAAAAGAAGCTATGGAAATATGCAAGATAAAACTAAAGAAGATACCGTACTTGAGTGATACGGATAAAGAAGACGCCGCACAGGTAGCTATAATAAAAGTTGATCGTGCCATGGGCACATTCGACAGTAGCAAAGGAAAAGCTATAACATATTTTAGCAGAGTTATAGATAATGCGATACATGCATATACACGGTATTTAATCAACCATTCGCCACTTATAAATGCCCTTGAGATTTCGGATGAGTTTGATGAAGATAGCGAAGGGTATAAAGTTTCTGTGTGTGACGATACAACCACTTATAGTGTATCTGATACAATAATTGATTTCATGTTGAACAGCGGTTTGACTGAAAAGGAAAAGAAAATATTTGACATGAGATACAAAGGGTTCGATTTTGTGGAGATAGCAAAATATTTCGGTTGTAGTAAGGCAAGGATTAGCCAGATATGGAAAGGAATAATTATTAAATATAATGCAAAACAAGAAGCCATATAACAGATCTACTGACTTCCCCGCAATTTCTTGTGGGGATTTTTTTTTGTTTACAGAAAGCATAAAATTTCCAATTTAACTTTAAACCAGTTGATCGTGCATAAATAAGTAGGACGGCTCGCAACAGCTTTACCGCAAAGCTGATTTTGGTTTCGGGTGGCGGTACCCATTACCTGAGTAAAGCGTCCAACAACAAGTAAAAAGAAGAAAGGAAAAGTTAATTATGATCAAGGGTTTTAGTCAAATCAAGGAAACAATGGACAAAACAGCGTCTCTGTTGAAGATGAAAGCAGGGGAAAGCAAACTAATAAGGATCTTAATACCCACTTCCGAAGTATCAGCAGCATGGGAACATGTAGAACAGATCGGTGGTTTCTGGAAAACTATAGAATGTCTCGGTAAGAGAGACTGCCCAATCTGTAAATCTGGGAAATCTGCTTCATTCAAGACATATCTTCCTGTTCTGGATATCGCAGAGGATAAGGTTAAGATATTCAAGGCATCCAAGGATGTTGTTAAAGCCTTGATTGCTTTTGAAGAGGAGTACGATGACCTCACAAAGATAGATCTGAAAGTGGTCAGGCTGGGTGGTTGTGTAACTGCCTAAGTAGAGGGGAAGTTATCGTGGTCAAGTGGAGTAAAGAACTCATAGACAACGCAATAGTTTATTATGTTGAGAACGATGTCAATGTCAGAGAAGTTGCTGATAAGTTCAATATAGGTTACACGGCATTGATGTATCATGTTCGCAACAGGGGACTGACAAAAAGAGGTAACAGTGGTGGAAGAGTAGTAGAAGAAGCTATACATGCATTTACAACAGGATCACAGTCTTGCGGGGCGGTGGCCAGAGAGTTTGGAATAGACGCTGACAGATTACGGTATTTTTTAGTCCGTGCGGGTGTAATGGATTCCAGTAGGTCACGGTTATCATATGGCAGACATTACTTCGACTCTATAGATACAGAAGATAAGGCGTATTGGCTTGGATTTATATACGCTGACGGTAATATCAGGTCGAAGCGATATGGGCATGACAAAGATGTACTGGACTTGACTATATCTAAATCGGATATTGAGCACTTGATAAAGTTTAAAGAGTGCATTGGCTATGAAGGCGAGATAAAACACGTACAAGACAAACGTGGGCACAAATCCGTTAGGATATCGCTCAGCAGTAGTGAATTGGTAAGTTCATTGCTGGATAAAGGGTTAATCCCGAAGAAGTCGATGGTTATACAGTATCCTAAATGGATAGCTGGAAACGAATTTGAAAGACATTTTGTGCGTGGGTATGTAGATGGAAATGGAAGTCTATATACTTATCTTGCAAATGGTAAACCGAAATTTTGCGTTAATTTTTGTGGCTCTCTTGATGTTGTAGATTCAATTGGTGACTTTATTAGCCGAAACCTTGGATTGAACTTAACTGTTTATAAGCACACTTCGACTACTGAACTATATTTTATGACTACTGCATATAAGAAAGCTTTTGTTATTTGCGAGCTATTGTATGAGAATTGCACTCTGTATCTTGACCGAAAGATGTCTCTCTATAAGGAGATTCGCCCCCTATACAAGTGATTGTATAGTGTAAATCGGGGAAGAAAGCTGGAAGCCTAAGTCGGAAACGATATGGTAATCAGAGTGGAAGGCTGTGTGTAACAACACAGTCACACGCAACGCATAGGTGTTGAACCTCTTCGGAGAATATAATACACCCACGAGTCCCCGACAACTGTAATACAGTTGAAAAGATATGCTGAACCAAGGATGAATTGACATCCTGTAGTGCGGTGAAAACCCTGGAACTTCGAGATAAAAAGCTTGGAGGGTAACACATTGGAAGGATTAAAGACGACATACCAGTTCTTCAAAAAAGAAGGCACAAAGATTGACCTCAGTAAGTACAGAGATCAGATTCCTGATCCTGAGACTCTTATTGAGCAGTTAACAAAAGAAGAAATTGAGAGCCTGTTGGACGGTATAACTTCTGATGCGAAAGAACCTGACTATGGTAATGAGCACGACGATCCGTTTTGATAGCTGAACGAACAAAACGCCCCAGAGCGGTCCTCTGGGGCAGATGTTTTTAGAGTGGTGGTGTATTTATGGCTAAGGAATTCAAGGTTATCATAGCTGGTTCAAGAAGCTTTAATGGGTTTGATCTATTGTGTAAGACAATGGATCACATGCTATCAAAGAAAATATCTGGCGGGTACACGATTAAGGTCATATCCGGAACAGCCAAAGGAGCAGATAAACTTGGTGAGAAGTATGCATCGTTACGTGGATATGAAGTTATCTCAATGCCTGCCGACTGGGAAACATATGGTAAGCGGGCGGGGTATCTCAGGAACGAGGAAATGGCAAATATAGCTGATGCATTGGTAGCTTTCTACGATGGATCTTCACCTGGTACAAAGCACATGATTGACATTGCGAAAGATAAAGGTCTACCGTATAAAGTTATTCTCTATGAAAACAAGGCACATGAGTGTAGCATAGAAGACCCTGATATATTAGCCTTCTTTGATGGATCAAGTGTAAAAAAAGCGGGAAAGTGGGATGGCGGTATCGGGGCTGTGGCCTACTGTAATGGACAAAAGATAGTTGAGATATCTGAGAGTATTGGAGAGGCCACGAACAACGTAGCTGAGTACACTGCATTGATAAGATTACTTGAATCTCTATTGCTTTATTCAAATGCATCTATCGTTGTACGTGGTGACAGTCAACTGGTAATCAATCAGGTTAATGGGTTATGGGAGTGTAAACACCCAATACTATTTGAATTACTTGAAGAAGTGAACCTGTTGAAAAAATCTTTTAGGAACATACAGTTCGTGTGGGTTGATAGGTCACATAACAAAGAAGCTGATAACCTTTCTGGGTTTGTCACAAGGGGGTGAGCTGATTGGATGAAGTAAGCGTACTCATGGAAAAAGTCTCTAAAGAGAAGATAGATAGAAGAAAAAGAGCAGAAACAAACAAAAAGATAAAGATTAAGAAACTGTCAAAAAAGCAACAGCAGATCATTGAGATAGCTAAGAATACAGTGTTACCTGACAACTATATCATCGTATGGGATGAAGATACCCTATCAATGATGTGTTCCCAAATTAATAACAGCGGTATTGTTGCGCTTGACACTGAAACGTCAGGTCTTAACATTTTCAGAGACAAGATAGTTGGCATGTCTGTTTGGATCCCTGATATAGAGGTTGGATACTATGTTCCATTAAGACATGTGGATCATGTTGATTCAGGTGCCGGAGAAGTAGGCATTGATTATGTTAAGTGTCTTGACAGTGAACTTGTCAGAAAATACTTAAGGTCAGTGCTCGAAGACAATATGATGAGGATAGTTGGGCACAATTATAAGTTCGACGCACATGTACTGTACAACAACCTTGGCATAGACAGTGTAAATCAACTGTACTTCGATACTATGGTGGCCTCTGCGTTGCTTGATGAGAACCAACCAAAGAAGTTGAAGGAGCTCTTTAAGATTTATCTGAAAGAACCCGCTGATAAGTTTAATACCCTATTCGGCAAGGAAACTTTCGATACTGTTCCTGTGCTTATGGACAAGAACAGACGTGGTTGTTTAGCTGGTTTTTATGCTATCAAAGACGCATATATGACATGGAAACTGTATGAGTTCTTCAATGATGCCCTTAACAGAAAGGGACTTGAAAAGATCAAGTCGCTGATGTTCGATATGGAGATGCCTCTGATTCCTGTTGTGTGGCGGGCGGAGAGTAAGGGAGTTCGTTTCGATACTGATTACATGGTGAATGAAGTAGCTCCTAAACTGTTTGCAGAGATAGGTATGTGCATGAAATGTAAGGGATTCTATTCAATCAATAACTCAAAAACACCAAAGAACCGTAATGGTAAATATGTGTCTAAATTTCATTTCTGTGAATGTGGCTTACCGGATGACTACCGTGACGGATTGGCTCAGAAGATATGGAGACACACAGGAGAGTTTAACTTAAAGTCAAGCCCACAGTTATCACACATTCTGTTCAACGTGTTGAAATTCCCACAGGTGAACCAAAAGAAACCTATGTCGGCTGATAAAAAATCCTTGAGGAAAATGCGGGCGGTGTTTAAGGAGCAAGGTAGGACTGAAGATATTGAACTAATCGACCTGTTGTTGAATTTTAGGTCAGAGTCTAAGCTAACAGATGCTTTTGCTGACAAGTTACCAAAGTCTGCTGTGAATGGGCGTGTGCATACTAACTTCAATACTGTCGGTACTCGTACTCTAAGGTTTTCAAGTTCATCGCCTAAAGTAGATTGGGCCTTTGTGGCGTGAGCTACATTGAAAAATCGGGTTAATTCGGTGAAACCCTAACGCTTAAGTCGAGGGTAACCCCGAGCCAAGTACAGGGTAGCGTTAAGAAGCTCTGTAAAGGTGTAGAGACTAGGTGGTGAGTACGCTAACGATAAGCCACCCACGAGTGCCCGATACCTGATTACCGCTTATTTTAATTGGTTTAATTGCACTAAATTGCTCGCTATGGGTGACAAAATGGAAAAAGCAAAAGAATTATTAAACAATGCAGAGTGGTTGAAAAGTAAATACATTGATGAAAGACTTTCACGAAAAACTATTTCAAATATGCTTGGCGTGTCAGAGTCAGCGACAAGACATTATATTGAAAAATTTGGATTGTGTAAGAAGGCTTTCAACTCTATAGAAAATATGAAAGATATAATTCTTTGCGGTAATCAGGTAAAGATATAGTCCGACACCAGCCGAAAGGCTGGATGTGGTCTAAACAGCCACTATAACAGTAGGAATCTCCAACAACTCCCATCCAAAGTTGGTGGGTTGATAAGACGTGCATTTATGGCAGACGAAGGAAGACTGTTGTTATCGGCAGACTTCAGTGGGCAGGAATTGAAAATCCTTGCTCACGTGTCCGGATGCCCTGTACTAACACAAATTTTCAATGAGGGCGGGGATGTCCATGCAATGACAGCAGTAGGTATCTACAACAGAATGTATGACGACAATGTTGACTATGAATACTTCCAGTACTGTAGGTCATTGCAGGATTTGCTTCTTGATAAAGATGGTGAGATTGACTGCCATAAGTTAAGCGAGGAGCACGTTAAAGAACTCTACGAAAAAGGATTGGTTAATACAACTGATCTTAATCAACTTGAGGAAGAGACGAAGAAAGGCAAGCTATTTGAGAAGGTTAGGAAGAATTATGCAAAATCTGTCAACTTCGGATTAGTGTATGGAATTACTGAGTTGGGTATCTCAGACAACCTAGACGTATCGAAAGACGAAGCTATTGGAATGATTGAATCTTTCATGAATACTTACCCAGGTGTTGCGAAGTGGATTAAAGAAACTCAAAAATTTATTCTTAAGAACAAATATTCACTTTCAATGTGCGGTGGGAAGAGAAGGCTCTATGAAAAGATTAATTCAGGACAGCGGTGGCAGATAGAATCTGCTTACAGGCAAGGAGTCAATGCTGTAATACAAAGATCAGCAGCAGAAATGACAAAAATAGCCACGTTGAAACTCCAGCCTTTGTTAAAGGAAATAGACGCACAGATACTGCTATGGATTCACGATAGACTGTTGTCGTGAATAAACCTCGTTAATTGCTGGAAACCCTTAAAGCCAGTGATACTACAGCATAGCTGGTAACGGCAGGTGCGATACGTTTAAAAAATCACTGGATGTCGTGAACAAATTAGTAAAGATGCCTAATCTATATTAGTTTGTTCATGCAGTAGGCGATCAGCAGGGAAGTCTCTGATTCAGCCTCCTGTGTGAAAATATAGGGGGGCGTTAAATGAATATTTTGTACAATGCTAAGTTAGGTGATGGTTTTATGCACATGAATAACAATAACGTAAATGCTAAGATGGGTTTTATGAGTAAAAACTTAGAGTATTTACTATACAAGTTAAAAATGTGCTTAGAAAGTGGTTTTAGTTGCACAGACATATCAATGGGTGTTTCTGGGTATACAGGAAGTGCAGACATCTATAGATTTTATGTTCGTGTTTCACCCGCAATTACTTCTGTGTACAAGACTCCTGTAGAAGATGTATTACGTGATTTGTCAAAAGAAGATCTTGCAGTATGGTTTTTAGATGATGGAAGTTATCACCGTAGAAGAAATACCATGCATTTGTACTGCAATTCATTATCTGAAGATCAGGTAGTTGTCTTACAGGACAGAATTTTTGAATTGTATGGTACTATGCCTAACTTATACTGGGATAAGAAGAAGGATGGGAGAAAATATCCATACCTGTACTATCCAAGAGAGCTTGTTAAGAAAGCTCAGGAAGACGTAATCTCAGTAATCAGGTCAAACTCGTTGTACAGTATGAACTATAAAACTGGTCATTTAGCATTTAGTGAATCAGAGAAACCTTCAACGACCAACGAACAGATCCAGGATGCTGGATAACCTAGTAGTGTAGGGTACAAGAGTACTCGAAAAGCGAGGGTATCTTAAAGATACAAGATATGGTCTGACCTTCTACAGAAATGTAGAGAGGATTAACGGAATCGGTTAATCCGCAACATACGTGGAGTTAATTATAGATGTTCCTATGAACATAGGTACTGAAAACATAAAGCGTATTACTGAAGTCATGTGTGATGCTTTACCATTGTGTGTTCCAATGCAATCTGACGTAGAGATAGGTGAACGGTGGTCTGAGAAGATGGACGAGGACACCATAGAGAGACTTAAATATCTCAACTCAGATGATGAAGAACTAGAAGATACTGAAGAAGAACAAGAAGATGCAGAAGATGAAGAATAATAACTGACGGGCGGGGTTCAACACCCGCCCCACCAAACAAAGGAGTGTATTGCGTTGAGCTTAAAGGCATTGGCTAAAAGAGTAAAAGAAGAACAGGCACAGATGGAGAAGACTGTAAGTGAGAAGTTTCTTGAGGGGATAGATTCTTACCTGGTTAAAAGTAGAAATGCAAAGTACGAAGAGGAATCAAAATTCAGTGGATTCTATATACGCCCGTCCTCATACTATAAGTGCTTGAGACAGGTATGGTACAAAACATTAAAGTTTCCGAGCAAGGACGCTTTTAAGGCAAAAGGTATCCGTACATTGGAGATTGGTACTGCATTACATGAGTGGGTACAGCGTGAGATTTTCATGAAGGAAGATTTTCCATTCAAATTAATCCCGCCAGAGGAGATTCCTGCGTTTGGTACGGAAGGCATAGACATATTCTCCAAAGAGCAGAATCGGCTGGAGAACAGACCTGAAATGGAAATTGGGTGGGTGGACAAGCGCTGGACTTCAAAATACCACTTATACAGTATCATTGATGGTGCTTTAGATGTTTATTCAATATACAAGCTGTTTGAGTTTAAGACAATAAATCCTGACGATTACAAGTACTTGTATGAGCCACATGATGACTACAAGAAACAGGCTGCCTTGTACTCACTGAGTTTGGGCATAGATGATATCCTGTTCCTTTACTTGAACAAAGGCACTTCTGATTGGAAAGTGTTTGAGTTCCATGTAACTGACGAACAGAAGGAGTGGGCACTAAATCGTATCCAAAAGTTGGACAGGCATCTTGTAGATCTTACATTACCTGAGAAAGAGATACAGCCACTCCCTAAGTACGGTGCTGAAGCAACTACATGTACTTGGTGCCCTTATAGGTCATTGTGTGACAACAATGTGTGTGAAGCTAAGTTCGAGGATCATAACGGATTTTTAGTTTACAGTGAGGTTGTTTGAAAATGATCGTAAAGGTTTTAGAGATTCGTGACCGCATGACTTTTATACCAGTCATGGCAGTAAAAATGAAGTCTGAAGATCCTACTAAGCAGTATTATTTGAGAAAAGTTGGATACGTTGACGAATGCAACATGGTTGAGGTAATCCGTATGGATACAGATAAGTGCTCACATGACCCATATGGGTGGGATCCACCATCCCGTACTATGCTGGAGGCACATAAGTACATATCAAAAAACTGGGACTTGCTTAATGATGGTGATGTAATTGATGTTGAATTCATTTTAATGGAATCTGACTCCCCTAAAGTATCTGAAAGATTTAATGATTGGAGTGATTAATTATGAGTGAGATCAATGTTAAAGACTCTGGTGCAAGGCGTGAGTTTGGAACTGGTGCCGTAAGGGACATGTCTGAAGGTAAGGGTGATATGTATAGCTTACCCCCAGCGGCGATACTGAGGATATCCAGACATTACGAAGCTGGCGCTAAAAAGTACTCAAGATTAAATTACATGAAAGGCATACCGGTAAGCAGTTTCATTGACAGTGCATTAAGACACATATTCAAGTATTTGGACGGGTGGGATGACGAGGATCATTTAAGTGCCGCAGCTTTCAATATACTTGGGGCAATTCAGATGGAAGAACGGAATAATGAAATGAATGACGTAGAAGCACGAGTGGGTAGATACACTTTCAACTACCCGAGTGAGGGAGGAAAAGATGGTACGTAAGAAGAGAATCCTTATCGACCTTGATGACACGCTGAATAGATTGGTTACAAAGTGGCTTTCGGTGTACAATAAGGAGTTCAATGACTCTTTGTGCAAGGAAGATATACTGTCTTGGGATATAGTAAGCTATGTAAAGCCAGAAGCAAAGGACCATTTCTTTAAGTATGTAGTAGAGCCTGACTTCTTTCTTGACATGGATGTTCAGCCTAATGCTATTGAGGTAACTAAGAAGTTAGCTGAAAACTACGAGTTGTTTGTAGTGACAGCTTACAGCCCTGAAGCTTGTTTATCTAAGCACAGGTGGCTGAGGGAAAACTTCCCACACATACCAGAGCAAAATATATTGTTCTGTAAGTCCAAAGGTATCATAAGAGCAGACTTCATGATCGATGACGGACTGCATAACATTGAAGATTTTGTAAAGGCAAATCCAAATGGAATACCTATTGTATTTGACGCTCCGTGGAACAGGAATGTGGGTGGTAAGTATGTCAGAGCAAAAGATTGGCAAGAGGTCTGGGAGTGGTTCTTTGAATTCGAAAACCAGTTGTAATGACTGTAGACACCATTACTCCCATAGTTACCAGTACAGCAGAATAAAACATAGATGCTTAGTGAACGGGCATAAAGAACTATCTCAGTCAGACAAAATTATAGCGTGTGAAAGTTTCAATCATAAAAGGATTACATAAAATTTCCAATTTAACTCAAACCACCACCTAAACGCATACAAGCGTAGGAGGTGGTTTTTTATGATTAAAAGTCCGTTGAATTATGTGGGTGGGAAGTTCAAATTATTGCCACAGTTGCTTCCATTGTTTCCTGCAAAACTAAACCGGTTCGTGGATTTATTCTGTGGTGGCGGGAATGTGGCTGTTAATGTATATGCTAAGAAAATATATTGTGTTGATAAGCAAAAGCAGGTGATTGATTTTCTAGAAGCATGTAAACAGATTCCTTCAGAATACATGTTAGAGAAGATAGACGCTCTTATATGCAAATACGGTTTGTCAAAGACAAATAAAGAAGGGTATTACAAACTCAGAGATTACTATAACGCAGGAAATAGATCATGGGACGTTTTCTATACTCTATTATGTTACTCGTTCAATAACCAGATAAGGTTTAATTCTAAAGGTGAGTTTAATATGCCTTTTGGGAAAAACAGAAGTAGTTTTAACCCCGCCCTCAGAAGTAAGTTCATTGAGTTTGTAGACGCTGTTAAGACTATGGATATATCGTTCTCTACAAGCGATTTCCGTGAACTCAACTATAAAGAGTTAGGCAAGGATGATTTCGTATATGCAGATCCACCGTACAGAATATCTTGTGCTACCTACAATGATGGCGGTGGGTGGACAGAGACCGACGATATTGATTTATTCAATCTTCTTGATTATCTTGATAAGCATGGTATTAGGTTTGCCTTATCAAATGTCATTATGAATAATGGAAGATGGAATGAGCTATTAGCTGAATGGAGTAATAAATACGCAGTACACAGGATTGATATTAATTATGGTAATTCAAACTATCACAGAAAATCTAAAATCGGGCAAGACACTCTCGAAGTTCTGGTGACGAATTACTAAAATTTCCAATTTAACTCAAACCACCTCGGCGTTGCATAAACGCTTGAGGTGATTTTTTATGTTGAAAATTGGAAGTGCTTTTTCTGGAATCGGGGCGTGGGAGCGTTCTTTAGAACATCTTGGAGTAGGACATGAGACAGTATTCTATTCTGAAATTGACCCTAACCCAAGTAGAGCATACTCAGAAATGTTTAAGGTTCCAATGTCAAAGAATATTGGAGACATATCCACAGTAGATCCTGAATCAGTAGGAGATATTGATGTGTTCTTCTTCTCACCGCCCTGCCAGAGTTGGTCAGTGGCTGGGGAACAGGGTGGGTTTGAAGACCCTAGGGGTGTCTTATTCTTTGATGCGCTCAGGATTGTAAGGGCAAAGAAACCTAAGTATGTCTTAATGGAGAATGTTAAGAACCTTGTAGGTAATAAGTTCAAAAATGAGTTCAATGCCATGCTTCATGCTCTGGATAATGCTGGATATGTAAGTTACTGGAAGGTTCTCAATGCAGTAAACTATGGCATTCCACAGAACAGAGAAAGAGTTTTTGTTGTATCAGTAAGAAAAGACTTAGATACAGGGTCGTTTGAGTTCCCTGAGCCAATAGGTTGCGACTTACGCCTGATTGATTTGCTGGAAGATGAAGTTGATGAGAAGTACTTCATACCTGATTGGAAAGCAAAAGAACTGCTAAAAGAGTATGAGCCTAAGCTTAACGGAACAAGTAAGGTATTGAGAGATCGTGGCAAGCTCAGAGTGGGTGGTGACATCAGTACATGTATAGACGCTAATTATCATAAGGGAATGGACAATCATGCCCAAAGGACAATGATTGCCGTACCGTGTATTACTCCAGACAGGCTTCACAAGAGACAGAACGGAAGAAGGTTCAAAGAAGATGGAGACCCAATGTTCACCATCACCGCAACAGACAGACATGGTGTTCTTATCAAGGTTGGTTCTTTAGGTTCTGACAGTCAAGCTAACAGAGTATATGACAGTGAGGGGGTAGCGTGTACGCAGTGTGGTACTGCGGGCGGGCTTGGGGGAAAGACTGGATTATATAAAGTCGGATATCGTATCCGTAGACTTACACCGAAAGAATGTCTAAGGCTTATGGGATTCAGAGACTCTGACTTTAATATTATGAGATTCTTAAGCTTATCAGAAACAGCTATTTACAAGATGGCTGGCAACAGTATATGTGTTCCCATGTTAGACAGCCTGCTAAAGAAGATACCGATTATCGGAAATGCGTCGCATGCATAATATTTCCAGCTTAACTGCTGTCAATATGGATCGGCATATATACGTAGGTGGAGAATTTATGCGAAAGTTGGTGTAGCATGCCAGTAAACAGTAAGGCAAAAGGTGCAAGGGGAGAACGACTGTTCCGTGACCTGTGTAGAGAACATGGTTATACGGATGCCAGAAGGGGTCAGCAATACAGTGGTGCTAATGGTGACGCTGATGTTGTAGGTTTAGACGGGATTCATGCAGAGGTTAAATTCGTAGAGAAACTAAACCTGAGAGACGCCATGGATCAGAGTGTCCGTGACAGAAGAGACGGAGAACTACCAATAGTAGCACATAAGACAAGTAGAAAACCGTGGTTGATTACTATGCGTGCAGATGATTGGTTTAGATTATATAAAGCTTGGGTTGAAAAAATGGTAGGTGAAAAAGATGACACGAAATGAGATAGAAAATGGAATAGAGAAAATGGTTCAGTCTTCTAAAGTTGCGACTAAGCTGAACTTAGCAGGATTGCCTATACCTAACAAACCATCTTCACTTGACAGCAAGGTAAACATCTTTGAAGAGTGGGAGATCATTAAGAAAAACTATGGAGGTATCGGTAACATACCGTTTGAAGAACTCGGAAATTACTTGGACAAGTGGACAGCTCTTGTGAGTTATGCAAGATGGTCTGAGGCTATCGCTGACATTAAGCAAACAACAAGTAGGGAGATAAGAGACACTGTCGAGAAGCAACTGTATACACTACAGGACGGTGGGCGGGAGTTACGTGCCGCATCTGTTCAAACAGAACCACTGTATATCGAATGGGAGAATAAGTTCATAGAGGACAATACCTACTATACCTCAATAAGAGGTTTGCGGGAAGCATATGAATACAGAGCAAATGCGATAAGCAGAGAGATAACCAGAAGAGCTTCTGAAGTAGACAATACAAGACGAAGCCTAAATCGTGGTGGGATATAAGGAGAATAACAATGGCTAATGAAAAGATGGATGAAATGCACATATTGCTTGCTGGATTAAAGAAAACATTTGGCGAGGATAGTGTTTGCTTTCTTGGCGAGGATGAAAAGTTGTCCCAGGTTGAAACAAGATCATCAGGTTCACTTGCACTTGATGTTGCCTTAGGTGGCGGGTGGGGTAAAGGACGTGTTGCTTGTTTGTCTGGAGCTGAGCGCTCAGGTAAAACGTCAATACTATGCTTAACCATAGCTGAAGCACAGGAAAATGAACCTGACAAACTATGTGGCATTATAGACCTTGAAAACTCATTCAATCCAGAATGGGCTAAGAAATTGGGCGTACAGCTTAACAAATTAGTTTTCTCACAGCCTGATAAACCTGCTGAAGAAGTATATGACATGATTGAGAACATGATAAAGAGTAATAAATTCAGTGTTATTGGTCTGGATAGCCTTGCAGGTCTTGTTCCAAAAGAAGAGTTTGAAAGTGATGATTGGGATAAGGAAAGCAGGGTTGGCGGTGCTTCTAAGATTAATTCACGTGCTGTTAGAAAGCTTGTCAATACTGGATTGCTTACTAAGTCAGGTACCTCACTGATACTGATTAATCAACTTCGTGACCTGATTGGCGGTTTTTCAAGATACGGTGTCCCCACCACAACTATCGGTGGGCGTAGTCTTAAGCATTGCTACACACATCATGTTGAAGTTTCAATAGGAGAATATTTTTCAGAAGGAACTGGGAATAACAAGGTATTTATAGGACAGCAGATTGTTTCCAAGGTATCAAAGAATAAAATAGGTCCACCGCTCAGAAAAGCTGTTTTGAACCTATACTATGAAGAAGGGCTCGATCATGTAGCTGAATTAGTTGCTGTAGCTAAGATGGTCGATGTGCTTCACGGAGCTGGTGCATGGCTCACAGCCATGGATCCGAGATCCGGAGAAATACTGACATACAACGGTGAGGACTTAAAGTTCAATGGCAAGGAAAAGGCAATGGCAGCCATAAACAATGACCTTGAAACAAACGGTGGCGGGATGTATACCCTGCTGATGAGCAAGGTATTAGAGATTATAAAGACTGGTGGTAACATATGTACTTCTTGATAGCAATATCTATTGGAATTATGGCAGTTAAGCTATTACTTGATTACAGTCAGGTAAGATTTTTCAGAATGAAATTTAATGAATTGGTGAATGGCGACAGGGATAAGGCATTGCTCATAATGTCAAACGCCATCGCTAAAGAATTGTTGAAGAATGGGGGTGGCGAAATTGGACGCTAGAAAAGCATCCCAAAAGCAAGAACAGAGAATATCAAAAAACATGACAAAGTACATAGAACCAGCGTATGTTCAAAAAGCTTCTGGTGCAATGTTTAACCGGAAATCTGACATTATATCAAAGAGATTCAGAATTGAAGCAAAGACAAAAGCTACACCATCAAAATCAATAACTCTAAAACGGGAGTATTTCGAAAAAATCAATAGGGAAGCATGGGAAACAGGTAAGATACCTGTTCTTTCATTTTCGTTTGGGGACGGTCATGATTACTACATTTTAGACGAGCATGACTTCATGCGGATTGTGGGTGATTGGTGTGGGCAAACCGAGTAAAAGAGAACCAGGTGTCATATACAGTGTATTCGAGTCCATGAAGTATCGCATGAGATACATAGACAGCATATTCAACAGGATATCTGTTGGTGACAATGTTGTACTGAACTCAGAATACTACAAACATGAACGTATGCGTGTTATCCAGAAAACAGAACATCTAATCATTCTTGAAAAAGTTAGCCATCGCCAAGTAAGGACAGCAGTAAGTAAAGCGGATTACTTCTGCGGTGCTTGTAGGTTTGAATTAATAAATAAGGGGTCTGTTGAGTGGTTCGAAAGGTGGATTGAAAGTGCTGAAAGTTAAAGAACTCAATGAAGGATTAAGTGAAAGTCTCATAGAAAGCCTGTTATGGAATTATACATATGTGCCAAAAAACATGATCGATGTCGGCGGGGCTACAGAGAATGTGTGGTTTGGTGGATATGTCGTAGGATATGAGGTTTCTAAGATATTCCATGACTTTGACAGCAAAAAAGATACTGAAGATTGCAAAACATCATACAATCTCGTTCTTTCTGACGGTGCTGGATTCCCACTGTCCGAGGATAGTGAGATATTTACAACTACAGAGGACGAGTTTACAGAAATGCTTGCCGAGCATATTATAGGCGGTGTTGAAAATGCTTCGGATAACAGAACATGGGGAGGAGAGGGTTCGTGAGCGTTGTGGAATCCCGAAGAAAGCGGTACGGAGATTAGCTGACAAGGCATTCCAGTTTGGTCTATCCCACAGTGAAACTACTGGAAAACTAAACAAATATATCACTGCACTGTATTTTAAAAATACGAACGCAGACAACATTAAGATTTATGGTGACAAGGTTTACATCTTTAGTGGCAACACGTTGATAACAATACTCAATCTACCTGGTAGCTACAAAAATGTGGCTAAAAAATGTTTTGAAAGGCGGGCGAAGGAAAATGGACATCAGTAAATTGACAGATCAGTATTTGGAGATCGAGTGTGACAAATTCTTAGACAGTATAAAGTGCAAGTACACAAAGGGCAGACACTACATAAACAAGGCATTGCAGATTACAGCAAAGAATATCAATGAACTATCTTATTTAGGAGCTCTGTACATGAAAATTAACAAAGAACCGTGGAATAGAACAGAAAGGTGTATAAGATATGCTATAGCCTCGTCAGATTGGGCGGGAATGAAGAATAAGGAATTTTTACATAAAGCTACAATGCAATTATGCAGGATTCTGTATGAAAAGAACTTAGGAGAATAGCACTATGGATGACGCTTACTCACTGTATATTTTGGAAAACATTGAAAAAGCAAAGACAGACTCTGATTACTTAGGGGCTCTACTTGAGCACAATAAAAATCTTGTTTGGCACACTATACACAAATATGTGCAAATATCTCCAAGTTCATTGAGTGCGTGTGGCATGACATATGATGACATTTATCAAGTAGGCTGTATTGGATTCATGAAGGCAATAAGGGCTTTCGACACTCAAAGAGGAAACAAATTCTCATCACTCGCAGCTATAACAATAGCCCGTGAAGTTAGACATTTTATGCGAAGTAATTTCAGTGTGATAAACATATCGAGGGGTGCACAACAGCTACTTACAGAAATTAAGGACATAGAATCTGTTACAGGATATTTACCACCAGTAAGTACGCTTGCTGAATTACTTAATGTGAGCGAGAAACGTATCAATCAAGTCTTAAAAGTCGGTAATTTTGTAAAGAGTCTTGAGGACACAAATTCGTATGATATGGGATATTCAGAATATGTTGAGAGTGACGATAGAGTTGATTTGAGTGTTGAAGATAAGCTTTATGTTGACAGGCTTATTGACACTGTTAAGGACAAGCTCAGTGACGTGGAAATGAAAGTCTTGAAATTACAGTTGTCAGGAAATAACCAATCAGATACAGCCAAGGATCTTGGCGTTTCAAATATGAGAGTTAGTAGAATTGTTCAGAAAATAAGGGAGATTCTCAAAGACACTGAATTCAGGAAAGGAGAGTATGAAGAATGAGTACTCAAGACATTATCGAAATGGTTGTTCAAATTTTGATTGTTCCTATTTTGGGGGCAGTGGCAACATTTGTGGTTACCTATTTGAAGGCAAAATCTGAGTTAGTCAGGGACAAGATCAACAACGAAACAATTGACAAGTATATACTGATGGCAGAAGATATCATATCCACTGCGGTACTGCATGTAAACCAAGTATTTGTTGATGAGCTGAAGAAGGGCGGGAAGTTCGATAAAGAGAGACAACAAGAAGCTTTTAACAGATGCAAGGAAATTGTAATCGGGTTATTAAATGATAACTCAAAAACTATAATTGAAGCTGTATACGGTGACATTAATAACTGGATTGACATGCAAATAGAGGCTACAGTGAACCGCACAAAAAGCGGGCATGTGGGTGCGGTTCGGTTGATAGGAAGTTAGACGAACTAAGTCAATAACCCACTGCCATAGAAGCTACGGGAATTTTAAACGACATGGGATCATACAGTGTTATAGGAGGCATGTTAAAGGATGTGGTGGTACATATGGCTAAAAAACAGCGTGTAGTAGTAGAGATATATGATCCAAAGGAATTGAAAGAGCTATTAAAAGAATGTGTGAAACAAGAATATTTAAAAAAGTACAAAAAACTCTATGGCATAAATAAATAAAATCCGATATAATGTACATATCTGTTATAAGATAAAAATATAACAGATATGTACATTTTTCTATGGTGGGGGAGATTATTTATGGATAACAGTAAAAAGAAAGTAATAGTATACTGCCGAGAATCAAGAGATGATTATGGTGCAAACTACGAACGGATTGAAACTCAACGTGACTTATGTTTAAAATACTGTAACGACAGAGGATACAAAAATATAATTGACGTCATACTACAAGACGATGTGTCTGGAACTGATTTTACAAGGTATGAGGAATTAAAACAAAGAATTAAAAATCGTGAATTTGATATTTTAGTAATGAAAGACAGTAGCAGATTTGGGAGGAATCAAGTAGAATCTCTTATCTTTCTCGAATTAATACAAGAGAATGAGATCGAGTTAGAGTTTGCGACTAAAAAATTCGATGAAGATTTCTTCGGGCTAGAGGCATGGTTCAATGAAAGACGGGCAAAAGACGATTCTATAAAAATAAAAGGCAATCTCCGCCATAAGATGTCTGAAGGCAAACTTTTAATCCGACCGCATTTTGGGTACAAAAAAGTAGAGGAGATACTTGGAACAGATGACAAAGGGGAAAAGATTGTAAAAAAAATGTTTGTTGTGGATGAAGATGCTGCAAAAACTGTAAGGAAAATATTTGATCTTTATTTACAGGGCTATGGTTATAGAGCTATTGCAAACCAGTTAAATGATTCTAAGATTGCTACCCCCAGCCAACATAGATCTCTTGGAAAATATCCTGTGGCACCAGTATGGAAAGCTCTACACGTCCAAAGGATACTACTTAACCAAACCTATGTGGGAGATATGGTGTCTGGTACAACAGAGAAGATAAGTTTTAAGAGTAAAAAAACCAGAAGACTACCTAAAGAACAATGGATAATTACCCCCGATGCACATGAGGCGATAGTAGACAGGAAAACATTTGACGATGTTCAAAAATTAATAAGTTCCAAATCCAGATATGCCCCCAAGTCGCCACATCCTTCTCCCTTTTCAGGTTTAATGGTATGTGGTAAATGTAAATCAACTATGTATTTGGTCAGAAAAAAAGGGAGACCGGATGCTTTTCTCTGCGGAAAATATTTTAATGAGGGTAAATATAAAGGAAAACCTGGGGTTGGTTGTACAGGACACAGAGTTAGAGAAGAACACTTGCGTGATATAGTAGGTAAGCATTTAAGGCAGTTACAAAACGAGGAGTATAAAAGTGAATTAGAAAAAGCATCGAGTAAGTATGAGTCATCACAAGAACATATTGAAAAAACAATAAATAAAATAACAAAAGAAATACAAATAACCCAGAAACAATATAAGCAAGTGTATGACGATAAGCTAAATCAACTTATACCTGAATTCCTATTTATCGATAAGACTAAAGAACTGGAAAAAAGAATTAGCATCTTAGAGCAAAACCTAAAAGATTCGCAAATAGAGAAAGAAAAAATAGACCAAGGGGTTGAAGAAGGCAACAAATTTGATGTTATTATGGAACAACTTAAAGAAGAGGGGTTATCAAAGGAAACTGTTCACAGATTGATTAAATCAATTATCATATACGACGAACACGAGATAACCGAGGAGGATAGAATTGCATTTAATATATCTAAGGAGAGGTTTGACGAAGTACGTGAGAGCGGAGGCGTTATAGTAGTGTACAATGGGATGTACCAACATGTACTCACAACCAGGAGGATACGAAAACATATTGGTACATGGATGGATAGACGTTATCGCCTGTAGGGGTGGGGGGGGTTTTAACTTTAACAACATGGATTACAATACACTCTGATAGTCACCTCTTATAGAGGTGTTGGATTGAAACAATAGTATTAATGGGGGAAGCCCTAAGAGAAAGCTGCCATAATAGCAGCTTTTCTCATTTCAAGGTCACTTTTTTGGTTGTAGGCTTATTTGTACTCAGCTACAATTCGCTTAAATCTTCTACTGCTACCGAATATCTTTTTCATGTAGGCCATCGCCACCCCATATTCTTCATTGAACATATCATCTACAGTAGCTTTAACTACTGTTTTAGAACCATCTTGCCAGAAAACTATGGTGGCGGGTTATTAAAAATAATATGTCCGACTTGTGGTATACTAGGTACCTCTGCCATGGTAAGGATGAGGTCATCGGTTCGACTCCGATTGAGGGCTCCACTATTTCAAGGGATTTAAGACAAGAAAAAATGTGAAATGACTGCAATTTGACAGCAACGGAGATCTGATTATTCAGATCTCTTTTGTTTTTATTCAGTCAGGGGAGGGATGCAACCCTAATATAAGATTACTCATCGGCCTTGAAATTGTAAATCGGCTTAATCACTTTTAAGATTTCTACAGTGTCCTGAATATTATCTATAATCTCTTACATTGGCTTATATACCATAGGAGCTTCGTCGATTGTACTTTGATTAACAGATGTAGTATAAATGCCTTTCATGGACTGTCTAAACTCTTCTAATGAAATTAAATCTTTGGCTTTATTCCTACTCATTGTTCTACCGGCTCCGTGGGGGGCTGAGTAATTCCAATCGGGGTTACCTTTTCCGATACAGAGTAAAGAACCATCTCTCATGTTAATCGGTATTAAAATCTTTGGGTATAAGGATTTACCTGTGGTTTTTTCATTCATCCAACCACTCCTTTCATTACTTTGCATGTGGGTTTAGTTGTGGTATACAATGTACGCTTGATTATATTCAGAGCATTGGTCGTGTCGGTCGTTATAAGGATAGCCCGTAACTGGGCTGTCCTTTTATTCAGTTGTCAATATGCATGATACCAACTAAAAAATTACTTCTCTTGTTGTAATGCCAGCGTCCGCTAATTTCTTATGTATCTCCCTCAGTTCATGTCGATACCAATCAAGATACGGATGTGTCATTGCTCTATCTATTCTTGTCTCACAGCACCACCAATCTGAAGCGCATAATGTTTCTTTTCTATCTCTAAGCAAAAGCGGTTCAGTACTCTCAAATAATTTTTTTACAATAAATACAAGGGTTTTTCCCGTGCGACGCCCAGTCATTCTCATGTCTAAAATCATGGGCTCTTCCATAAGGTATTTTCGTTGCCATTCGTAAAAGGAAATATCTAATGCCTGTTCTATTTTGCTTATAAGTTCATTGCTCAACCTATCCACGTAATACCCCTCCTTAAATTCTTACTTTAGAGCGCATCACGTACTCTCCTAATGTGCATTTGCTACATTCTTTTTTAACCTTGCATTTCTCCTTTGTTTTAGGCTTACACCATTTACATGAACACTTGTTATACCAATATTCTTGGGTCTTTTCAATATCTAACATTGTATCTCCCTCGCAAATCTTAAGAATCACTTCTTTTGATTTGGCAATTCGCCTTTCAAGGCTTTGTCTACCAATTTGCTACCAATAGCATGAAATTTTTGATAATCTGGATTTTCAGGGTCATTGTTCCATCCTAACCAATCCTTCGGTGACTTGTTCAATACTGTGCTGTAAGCGTTGTGGACATTATCAATGTGCATTTTGTCAAATATCTTCATGTCGTCTTTATAAAATCCTCTTAGTGCCGACATCGCCATATTCATAAGACTTGTAAGAGCAATAACCGAATATCTCAATTCAGCATTATCAACAGGTTTATTGAGTTTACAATCCTCAATTATTTCTGATGTATTCCTCATGGCTTAACTGCTCCTTTCTTTATAGTGAAAACCACAATTTTCTTAAAAATCCATTGATTTGCTTAATTTATGCCAATACCACACCTAATTCCTCAAGCCAATTTACATTGAGTAGTTCCGTATGGCAAATCGCATAATATCATATCTATTGATTTATCAGATATGTATTTCATGCCTTCCAAACAATCCATATTATATATTTTATTTATCTCAAGCAATATATCAACCTCGCTTTTATATTTATATTTTATTAAATTCCTCTATATATAATTATTTTTGTTTACCATTTGAACAATAATCTTCTGACGTAGTTTCAATTTTACTTTCTCCATATGTTTGATTCCAAAAATTGCAATTACAAATACCATATCTGATAGAAAAATCTCCATCACATGTATAAGTCCAATATTTGCAGTCTTTACATTTGACTATGTGTATATAAGTATTGTTGAACGATTGTTTTTCTACCAAAGGACAATTACCAAGTTTTGTAGTCATCCCTATTTCAAATGGTATTTTAATGTTTAATAATGTACATCCAGAATAAGTATTATTTTTTATACTTCCTAAAAATAAGCACTCATAACATGAATGCGGGATATTATCAACTACTATTTTCATGAATAACCACCTTTAATTTAATAAACTTCCTATTGTTCTGACTTGTTTGACATATATGCTTTTGATATAGCTGAAAAAATAAAATTACGATATTTTAAAAGTTCTTTTGTTCTGATTTCTAATAATTTCTTGTAAATTTGAATTTCTTCACCCATAAACTTAGTCCTCCTAACTTTCAATCAAATGAATCTTTTATTAAAAGTCCTTCATACAATCATAAACCATTTCTTTTAATTCTTTATTATTTTTCATTAGCTCGTACAGATAAGTTTTTAAGTCTTTTATTTTATACTTATCATCATAAAAACACTCTAATACCAATGCTATAACCCATGCCATACCCAATTGATAATAACTGTTTAACACATTTAAGAAATCTTCGTTTATTTTATTATTTATTCTTTCATAATGACTGTTTGGTTTTTTAATTTTATTAATTTTTTGAAATAATTCATTATGATCAAGATTAATATTCTTGTCTTTTATATATTGTTCTAATTCTTTTTGTGTAAGACTATCCAATATAGAATAAACCTTTTGTTTACGATTATTGTTCATAACATTTTCCTCCCTTATTTTTTAAACAAATATACCTAAAGATTTTAACTTTTCTAAAACTTCATTGTATCGTTTTTCAACTTTTCTAGCATATTTAGTCTTAATTGATTGAAAACAATATGGCTGCAAATAATTTTCGTCTAAAACATCTATATACCATTTATCAGGATTCTTTTTTGGTATAGTTAAATTAAAGGTAATATCGCCATAAAGCCTTTCACAATAATACCAATACGGTTCATTATAATCAGTAAACCCTATTTCTCTTAATTTACTTTCGTCTATTTTAGCAAGTTTAAGTTCTTTTGACATATATATATATATATCCTCCACTATTTCAATCAAATGAATCTTTCATTCAAAATGTTTTTGGAATTTTTATCTCCTAATACTAAAGATTCAATATGTGTTACCTATAGCGTGAAATCTTTGGTACTCAGGATTTTCTGGGTCATTTCCCCACCCGAGATACTCTTTAGGGGGTTTGTTTAATGCCTTCCTATACATAGAACAGATGCCATCCAGTTTCAATTTTCTGATAAACTCATTTGGCATTTTCCCTTCCACATATAGCTTACACAATTCGTAATTCACTAAATTTAGAACACCGGACATTACGAGTAATGCATATTTCAGCTCATCGTAGTCAGGTTCTTGTTAAGTTGACAGTCTTCTATGATTTCATGCAAGTTACGCATAAGCACGTATCCTTTCCAGTGACTCTCTCACGTCCTCAAGGGACACGGTTCTCTCCTGTGTAGCCCCTCCAAAATCACCCTTCGCTGAAAATAAAACTTCGATTATTTTAAAAGGCATTTTACCAAATGAACATCCCATAATTTCGGTATCGAGCAGAATTGTGTCCCCTATCTTACACGGGAGAATAACAATTTGATCGTCTGCATCTGCTTTTATTAGTTCTTCGATTCTCTTTTGTGATATAGTTTCTGGGACTACCAGCACTGCCGTTCCACAATATTCGCACAGCTCTTGATATGTAACATGACATCCATCCAATTTTTCCTTACAACTCGGACAGTACCAATATGATTCACTCATCGCACTCACCTCTTAACAGGGTATCAACATCCGCGAGCACGTGCCTATAAATGTCGCTTGTCTTAAGTATTTGTCTTACTCTTCTCAGTAAGGTACTCATCTCCATGATCCGCCTCTCTTGTTTATAATGACTTTAGCCGAAAACCACGATGGCTTTAGCCTCGTGGATGAAGGCTATCAAATATTAACCTTGATTCTCAATATATTTTTGAATAGTTTCTTTGCTTACATTACCTATACTACATACAAAATATCCATCACTCCATTATGAGATATTTTGAATGGTTTCTGCTTGTATAATCCATGATTTTCTACCACATTGCTACCTAATCAAATGCTTCCACCCGTTTATTGTCATTAACGGTAGCAGTTTATGTTCATTGAAACCATATAAGCCACAGCTCACGAAGTTATGTACTTCAAGAAGTACGGTACCATGTTCACAAACAGCTACGTCAATCGTATACGAGGGCGGGGAGTTTTTGTATTCTGCTATCATTTTATTAATAATACTTACATCAGGGAATATTGTAAAATCACCAAGATAGTTATTTAACCCAACAAGTTTTTTATTATGGACAAACCCACGCCACTCGGATTGTATGTCTTCCAATACCCCTGATATAGTAACAGGCTCTTTAATTCTTTCTATGGCTTCGTATGGCATTATCTCGCAGATTCCTTTTAGTCTGTTTTTGGACTTTACAAACACTTCCGTATGACCAAGATCTTCAGTTCCTGTATATACATTAACATCCCTCTTTAAGAACTCATGTTTATGTAGCTCTTCAGGAATGTTGATGGGCTGGATGGATGGGATGTTATAGTATTTTTTAAGAAACTCCTGAACAAACTCAATAGTACCAACAGGTATTGTGCTTAATACATACTGTCTTTGAACTTCAGGAGTTTTAGATATGCGATACCTGTATGTATCCATACCTTCCCTATGCCCATACAAGAAGTTATAGTATCCTATTGCGTCTATTAACGCTAAAGAGTCTATGCTTACTAAACTGTTGCTTGTAGATTGTATCAGGAATAGTTTCATGTGTACCTACCTTTCTGCTGCTCCTTTCGTGTCAAATAAGATTTAACTTTTTACTGATTTCGTCAATCTTTTTGAGTGCCAAATTTAAATGCTCTATTTTTTCTTTGCATCTACTCTCGTTGTTACCGCTCAAGAAATTGCTATCATAATACTCAAGAATTTCTATGCCCTGTACTATAGCAACATAGGTTTTTAGAAAACTTATATCACGCTCTAATTCACTCATTTTGTTTACATCTCCTTCCCTTTCTTCCATAAGTCTTAATAAGTCATATTTAGGGTTCAT